GGTGGGCCGTAGTCGGCGCTGACCCATTCCCGGTTGAGGTGGGGCATGTCGAAGGTGGCGTGGTTGTAACCGACGACAATGTCAGCTTCGTCGGCGAGCTGCCACATTTCGGCAAGCATTTTTTTGCGGCCGTCGTGGAACTCGGAGAAGAACATGACGTCGGGGGAGTCAAGCCATTTGGCTGCGACGCAGAGGACGCGGCTGGGCTCGATGACTTGGGTGATGCCGATGTTCTGGTCGTACAGGCCCCAGGCGTAGACGACGTTGGGGCTGGTTTCGATGTCGAGGGTGAGCACTTTGGGGTCGTTGGGCTCGAGGGCCATGAGTTCTTCAAGAGATGCCACAGCGGCAAGCCCTCCGTCGGTGGCGCTGGATGGCGTCGGCGCGGACCTTGTAGCCGAGTTCTTGGAGGGCTTCGGCGATGAGGGTGCCGGCGGCGCTGGGGTTAGCCATCGCGGCGGTGAACTTCTCTAGCGTGGCCTTGTCCATGCTTTGCATGGTGAGGTGGACGGTGCAGGCGGGGCCACGCTTGGGGACGTACTGGGGATCGGACAGGGTGTCGAGCAGGGAGGACATGCCGCCCTTTCCGGTTCAGCCTTTGCGACTGAACCATTTTGTGAGCAGGGCACGCCAGCGGTTCTTCGGTGTGCTGGCGAGTCGTGCTACCCGGCGGCGCTCAAGGTCCATGTTGAGGCCGTCGGGGTCGTTCTTCCTGCCTGGCGCGTATTCCTTGTGCCCGATGAGGGCCTTAGTGGGGTCGAGTTTGTAGTGCCGCATGATGGCGGCGGTGCCAGCGCGAAGGCTGGAGATTTGGGCTTCGGGCCAGTCTTCGCCGGTGCCGTGGTCGGTCTCTATGCCGAGGAGGGTGGCGTTGCCGTTGTTGAGCCCGGTGAGTGGGGAGTTGCCGACGCCGGCGTGGTTGCTGCGGCCGGCGGCGTAGACGTACCACTTGCCGTAGCGGTCTACCCAGATGGCGGCGGCGGGTGCCCAGCCGAAGCCGTCGTACATGCACCACCAGAGGGCGCCGGTGGGTCGGGTGCCGAAGCCGTTGGCGTCGATGGTGGCTCGGCCTGAGTCGCCGACGGGGGAGGCGTCGTGGTGCCACATGACGCCGCGCAGCTGCGCATAGCCGCGGTTCTCGGCTCCTACCTGGGCCCAGGTCTTGCCGGCGTACCTACCGGATTCGTACCGCATGGGCACGACCTGGATCTTGGCTTTGCGAAGGACGTTGACGAGGTCGTCAAGCCACACGTCGCTCATCGCTGGTCCTCGTCGTCCTCGAGCCACACGTCGAAGCGGTCGTCGCGCCAGGAGCCGCGACCGAACTCGACGTCGGCGGGGTTGAGGTAGCGCATGGCGGTGGGGAGGGCGGAGACTAGGCCGGCGATGACCCAGGTCTGCCAGGCGCCGAGGTCAATGCTGCCCTTGGTGGACCAGTCGGCGACAGCGGCGGACAGGATGACGGCGCCGAAGACGCGCAGCCAGGAGGCTAGGGGGCTGGTGGCGAACCATTCACGGAATGTCATTTCGTGTCCTTCTCTAGGTGCCAGGTGATGTGGTCGTCGAGCCGCTCGCGCAGGTCTCGGACGTCGGTGTGCAGGACTTGGGTGCGTTCTTCGATGCGGTCGACGGCGTCGCGGAGGCTGGTGCCGCCGTTGCGGCGCAGCTGGGAGGAGATGTCATCGAGGCGCTTATTGAGTGCCCCGGTCAGGAGGCGGTAGAGGGCGACGAGTCCGCCTGATATTGCGGTAACGGCGACCACGATCGTCGCGGCCCACAGCAGGAAGTCGTCGATCTGCGGCGTGTCCACTCTCTAGCTCCTGGGTAACTGGAAGGGGTGCCCCGTCGCAGCACGGGTGTTTGGCCTTGCACGCTGGGCAGAGCCAGCGGGTCTGTGTGGGCTCAAACTCGTGATCGCAGTAGTCGCAAGTCAAGACGCCTCCCCGGACATGGCAAAGCCCCCGAGGTCATCGGAGGCCTGGCGTCAATTGGCAAGTTATTGCCGCCACGAGTCGGGCGGGGCGTCGTCGCAGGGCCACGGTTTCTGGCAGGCGAGGCAGTAAACCCAGCGGTCGGGCGGTAGTTCTAGGACGAGGCTAGGCCGATGCGTCGAGGGTGAGCTGCTCATCCTCGGGCTCCGTTGCCGCGACGCGATCTAGGCGGGCTTGGATCAGCGGCAGGTAGTCGGCTTCCCGCTCAATGGCGACGACGCGGAAGCCCTCCAGTAAGGCGGCCTCGACGGTGGTGCCGCTGCCCGCAAACGGCTCAAGGATCACACCGTCCGGTGGGGTGACTAGGCGGCAGAGCCAGCGCATGAGGGTGAGGGGCTTGACGGTGGGGTGGGCGGTGCCGTCGACCTTGGGGCGCTCGCGGGCGGGGGCTTTGGCGACGTAGAAGAAGCGGGAGGCGCCACCGCTGTCGTGGTAGAGGGACTGCGCTCGGCGCGGATTGTCTTTGCCGTTGCCAAAGACGCCCCCCATTTTGCCTTTCGCTCCGCCTCCCGACGCAACGTTGCCGCTTTGCTGGTCAAGCTCGGCGGCCTGGTCCTCGTCCAGCACCACGTTCGCAGGCCACCGGCCAGGCGGCACCGGTATCTTGCCATCGGCGTAGGCATCCTTCATGCCTTGCGAAAACTGACCCGCAAAGCCGTTGGCGCCAGCGGCGCCGCTTGACCCCATGCGATTCCATTGCTCCTGGGTCGGCTTGTCGGCGTCATTGGCGTAGGCGATCCGGCAGGCGTCAATGTTGAGCGCCCCGGTGCCGTGCTCTAGGACGTTCGCCGCGACCGTCCCCACTAGGGGCTTCCTGGCGACGACGATGGGCTCGTGGGCGGGCTTGAGTGCCGTCCCCCAACCCGACCATTCACGGGCCGCGTCGGTAACCGGCTCAGGCTTGACGTACTCGCTCGGCTTGACGGAGGGCCGCAGAGTCATAACGCCCGTGGCGGAGTCAAGCATTCCCTTGCCCTCGTGCTGAAGTGCTCCTGCCGCCTTGTCGATCGCCTTGGACACGTCCAGCGACTTAGGGAACCCCGACCCGTACATCCAGGCGATGCTGTCGCGGACCTCAAAGCCGGCGTCCTCAATGGCGCAGGCGAGGCGGTGCCAGGTGCGGGTGCCACCGAAGGCGAGGAGGTGCCCGCCAGGCTTGAGGACCCGCAGGCACTCCACGGCCCACAGCTCTGCCCACTTCTGGAAGGCAGCCATCCTGGTCGGCGTTCCGGCTGGCTGCTCATAGGACCAAATGGGGTCCGAGCAGACGCAGGGCGAGCCCGAAAACTCACGCTTGCCGCATGTTTGGCAGCGTCGAAACGTGGGCCGCTGCATGGAGTAGGAGACGCCGTGGCGGCTAGATGGCTTGGACTTGTCGTCTTTGATGTTCTTGCTGGTGTCGGCACGTTCGCCGTGGTACTTGGTCCGCTCTGGGGCGAAGCTGTCCCACTCCTTGCCCATGAACTCCAAGCCATAGGGCGGGTCTGTGACGACGGCGTCCACCGAAGCGTCGGGCAAGGCCCGCAGAACCTCAAGGCAGTCGCCGCTGTAAATGGTGGCGCGGTCGTCGTGGTGCCACGGCTCCATGTGTCTCCCCAAATGGAAACGCCCCCGACGGTGGTCGAGGGCGTGCGCGAGGTTCTATTCGGTTATGGGCGTACTACTCCACGGGCAAGGGTGGCACGGTGGGCTGACAGTCAGTAACTCTTACGTTAGGGACTGGCGTAATCAATCCCTAGGTTCCGAACATGCCGCACGTCGGGCAGCGCCCGTCCGCACGGGTGAAGGGCAGGTCGCAGGCTAGACAGAAACTCACGGCTCGACGGGCCACACGGCCTGTCGCGGGTCCGTGGTGTTGTCGGGGAGGTCGCGCAACGACTGCCTGTACGCCTCCCACGGGGCCAGGTCCCAGGGGGCGTCGGGCACCATGCGGAAGTCGCACGCGGACAGGAGGGCGTTGCGGCGGTTGCGTAGCCGCTCCCACACCCAGTCAGTCGGCACGCCACGGTCAGCGGTGTCCATGTCCGACCAGTAAACCCAGGTCGCTGTGGGGTCGCCAGGGAACGGCTCAGGGGCAGGCACGGGCGGGAACTCCGCAAGCAGCATGGCCTCAACCTGCTCGATGGTGAGGGCAGGAGTCTCGTCAATCTCAGTAGTCATGGTGTCCTCACTCATGCGATCTCGTAGGCCATCGTCAAACGGATGATGTCGGTGTCCGCCCAGGTGAACGGCGCGGACGTGGAGGTCACCGTAGACAACTGGCCTGAGCCGTTGGTGTTGAAGTATTGGAAATTGAAGGTATTGGAGGCGATTCCTCCGTGGCCTGCGTAAATCGCTGAAGCACTTGAATCGACGTATCGCACGACACCTGACGCGGCTGCGGGGAAGCTGCCATTAGCGTTGGCAGGAAGTGAACAGGTGATGCCGCCAGCGCCAAAAGTTGAGGTGTTGCCGAAGACGATGTTGACTCGGATGAACATGACTTTGCCGATTTGGCAGTAGAAGCCGCTGGCTGTGCCGTTGCCGATGGCCCAGCCGGTCCCGCCGAGCGTCGGCGTGTACGTCGTCCACGCACCCAGGCTCCCCGTGCCGGTAATTAGGCCATTAGAGTCAACGCGCAAGCGTTCAGCAAGCGTTCCTGCCGTGGTGCCGCTGGCCCCAGCAGGAGCCGTAGAAATGGACACTGCACCGCCAGCACCCGAACCAGTACCAGGACCGCCGTACAGGTTCAGCGTGCCGCCAGCAATGTCAGTCCCGCTGCCCCCAGTTGCAGCAACGTAGCCTGTTGTCGGTGCCGCTGAAGTCTGTCCATTTCCCACATAGACATAGCCCAAGTGCGTGATGCGTAGCGCCTCAACCAGTAGATCGTTAGCAGTGGCCGCACCAGTACGCACGGCGAACATCAGGCCAGTCTGGTCGGCGTCACTGCTGGTCTGGACCGCGGCAATCATTGCCCCACGACGAGTCCCATTCACACGGGAAAATGTGACACCTGCGCCGAAAGCGTCTTGAGCGTTAGTGCCACCTGATGGCAGCGACAAACGAATGGTGCCGTCGGAGCGAGCCGCGTTCGTGCCATCAGCGAGAGAGACCGGCGTATCTGTGGTGACTGTGAGGGGGAAGGCCGTCCCTCCGGTAGTGCCGCCGACGGTAATATTTCCAGAGGCATTGACCTGGACCCTCTGTGTACCACCCGTGGTGATCGCCACCGTGTCAGCGGCAGGGAAATGCACACCCGTGTTTGTGTCGCCCGTGGTAGTGATTGACGGGGCCGTCGCCGTGCCAGCGGGGAAAGTGGCGACGCCAGTAAATGTAGGGTTACTGACAGACCCCGCAGACAACGCCCCAGTAACAGTCAGATCACCCGTGCGAGTCTCACGCCCAACAGTTTCCCTACTCACAATTCCTCCTCGTCAAGAATGATGCTGCCGTCGGCGTCGATCTCCCCATTCGGAAACGCGGAGTCATCCCACTTGTAGGTCTCTGGGTTGCCGTGGATCTCAACGGGCTCCCCGAGCAGGACCCCGTTCACGGTCAGGCCGGAATGGTCGGCAGTGCTGCGTAGTGTGCCCATAATTAGCCGATCCGTCCCTGGTAGTAGGAGGTGATGGTCGTGAGTTCCGACGAGGTGAGGGCGCGGCGGAACACTGCGGCAGCGATGAACTCAAATTCGCCGTTATTGGCAACCGATGACGCCCGTGACCCGACTCGCAGCGGCAGCGCATTGCTGGTGTCGTCAATGGTGGACGCACTTACGGCGGTGGCCGCCGTGGCATTTCCATAGATGTTTATGTTAGCTCCGGCGCGATCCAACACGCCCGCGATTATGGTTGCCTGACCCGCTGTCACCGCCGTGCCGTTCACACTCACAGCGTCTACACCGTCATAGACCGTGAGGCTGGGGACTCTCGTGTCCGTAATTTGCAATCTGTAGCCGCCGCCTGCCGCGGTCTGGTTGTCTTTGGATATTACGCGCCCATTAGACAGTGGCGTATTCCACTGCCGCACTACCGCCAGCACCGTGAACGAATCCGTCGCCCCAAAGTCGATAAGGCCGTTGTCTGCCACTTCTAGATAGTCGTCGGTCCCCAGCAGCCACACAGGGTGTGTGACGGCGACCGTCTTGCGGCCCGAGGTGGAGCGGTCGACCGTGACCGTCTGCCCGGTGAGGGCAGTGAAAGAATTGGCGGAACCGCTGCCGATCTGGGAGCAGTCGATGTCAAGGACCTTGGTGCCGTCGATGCCGTTCAAGATTTGCGCTCGGTGTACCTTGCCCGCCATAACCGTTGTACCAAAATCCTGCCCTAGACGAACAGCAGTCGTGGATGCGAAAATACTTGTCACACCTACACCTGTCACAGTTGTCCCCAACTGCGTCCACGTCACACCATCCGACGACGTAAAGAACTTCACGTCGTAACCTGACGCGCCATTGTCAACGTCGAGGGTGGCGCGAACCCACAGCGCCGCACCATCTGCAACCGTCGGCGCGACGGTGCTGTCGGCGTTGACAGTACCCGCGCCGTCTGTGGACCAGGACAGTCGCACGACACCGCTTGTTCTAATGTTCACAGTGTACGAACGTTGGTCGCCGGTGTTGTTTAGCTTGGACAAAATCAGTTGGGTTGCCGAGGGCGTCCAGTCGTCCAACGCAACCTGCGCCCGAATGTCAATGTCACCCGTGATGTCCAGCGCCGCCTCATCCGGCACACTCAGAAAGTTAGATGCGACACCCGGCAGGTAGACGTAATTCTCGCCGTCCCAGTCCAGATAGCGCGGGTCGTTAGAATCAGCCGACCCCGCCGAACCGAGTTGCGCGTTCAGTGCCGTACCACCCCAGCCCAGGTTCGTGACAGCCTGACCGGACGCCGACGAGTGCGCGGAGTCAATCCACCATACGGCCTGCTTGAGAAGTTGCTCGGCACCGATCACTCGCGCCGGAAGGTTCCTAAGCACCGACCCATCAGCAGCGAACTGCTGCACGGATGGTTCCATGAGGGAACCGTTCGTGCCCTGCGGGCCAGTCACCCCAACCGGGATGCCCAGACTCAAAACCTGCGACGGCGCCAGGCCCGTGATGGACGCCGTAGCCGACCCCCCAGCCTCCACATTCGTCACCGTGCCAATCGACAGGCTCGACGCCAGCGAGTAATACTCCGGCCCCGCGGGGGCCGCCGGCACCAGGTCCGCAAGGTAGACGGTGCCGCCGACAGCGACCGTCCCCGGAAGCAGAATGTTGTAATTCTGGGAAACCCCGTCGACGACCTCGGACACGTTGTAGACCCAGCCGCTTGGCGAAAGGTCGGCGTCGTCAGTGATCGGCAGCAGCACCGAGAAATTGCCCGCCGTGCCCAACGTCTTAGTGGTCGGCGAATTAGGGATCGCCACATTGGCGCCCGAGTTCGTCAACCAGCTCGACGGGGTGAAAGTGATCGTCCCGGTGGACGGGTCGCCCTCGGGGGTCAGGAACGTCCCCAACACAGTGACGGTGGTGACGTTGGCGGGCAGCGGCATTTATGCCTCCAGGGCTTCGATACGGGTACGCAAGTCGGTGATGGTGGCGGCCTGGTCCTTCACGACCGCGAGCAGCGCCGCAAGGATTGGGCGATCTTCGATGGCGGACGGCAAACCATCGTCGTCCCAGTTAGCAGCCCAAGGGAACTTGATGGCGACGTCTTCGGCGATAAACCCGAGAGATCGAGCGTCACCGTCGGCGGGGGACAGGCTGCGAAACTCGGTGGGAGTAATGGTGAGGACGTCATGGGGGTCGACGCTGGCCGGGTCGCTGCTCATCTTCTCTGCGGCAACACCAGCCAGGTCGCCGTCAAGGGGGGCAAGGTCATCCTTGAGGCGTGCAGTTGAGGTAGACCTAAGCAGCTGGGCCGATGCGCCGACGCGGACGTTGGCGGCGCTGGCGCTCGTGTTGTTCTCGATGCCGTAGGAGTAAACCTTGCCGTCGGATGCGACACGGAAAGCGCGCTCAATGCCGGAATTGCCGACAGACATAGCATCAACCACGTCAAGGTCTTGGTTTACGGTTAGATCGCCATAGATCGTGACTTCGGTGGCGCCTGTGCCGTTCCGATTGTCGAAGCCAAATTTGTCGCTGTAAAAATCCAGCTGAGACATCGTTGACACCCAAGAAATCAGCGACCTAGAGGTTCCGCTGTTTACAAACTCAATGGCGTCGGCGGTTCCGTAAGGCCCAACAACATCGTCGTCAATGCGAATCCGCGAACCACCGGCGCTGGTCTGGAAGCGTGCACCCTCAACGGTCCCGCCAGAAATGTACCCGGCGTTCATTGTGCCACCGGAGATGTACCCGCCAGCCACGGTGCCGCCGCTGATGTAGCCGCCACTTACCGTGCCTCCCGAGAGGTACGCGGAATTTATGCTCCAGCCGGTGATCGTGCCGGCGACGATGCTGTTGGCCGTGATGGCGTTGGCGGCGATGTCGGGGGCGTTGATGAGGCCGGGCGTGCCGCTGGCTGCCGCGCCCGCGCTGGTGAAGTTGCCTGCGGGGTCGGCTCCCCGAAGCCGGAAATGGTAGGTCGTGCCAGCAGTCAGGCCCACCACTGCGAGCCCGCCGGGGCGCACGAGGCGGCCCTTGAGGGTGCTGCTGTCTGGGGTGAACCCGGTACCCGCGGTGGACATGTGGACTTCGACGTAGGACGTATCGGAGGGCCACAGGTCGCCGGCGGAGTTGAGGCCGTTCCAGACGACGTTGATGCCCTGCACCGAACCGATCAGGGTGGGCGCCGAGGGAGCGATGAAGAGGCCGGGCGCGGGTGCGACGGGTGCGGGCTCGGTGCCGCCACCGGCTCCAGGCGGCGAGGACGGGGGCACGATGGCGGTGGCATCCCCTGAAGAGGAGATGCCGGCGCCGAGGATCGCGGTCGTGCGGGCGAGGCGCTGCTCCCACAACTGCGGGGCGCGCCGCATCTGACCGCTCACGAGGTTGTCAGCACTTCTAGCTCGGGCTGGAAAGACACGCCGCCGCCCTCCTCCTTGAGACCAATGGACAAGATGCGCGCCTTGTTGGGCAGGCCCGTGCCAGACGGGTTAGGGATCGAGACGACGTCGCCGACCGAGAAGTCCACATACGGGACCGCGCCGGTCGTGACAACGACCTCGACGCCCTGGGCGAGAACCTGGGTCTTGCCCGTGCGGGCCAGGACGCGGTTGGCCTGGCGCTTGGCCGCATCCTCCGAGGCGGTGTTGCCGTATTCGAGGAAGGTTTCGCGCCAGCCGTTGGCGTCCCGAAGCGTGTTGTCGGCGGTGCGCACCCAGCCGTTCTTGGTGCGCACTAGGGCGACGGTCTTGAGGGGCCGCTCGACGCTGGTGGAAAACCGGGCGAGGTTCTGCCCGGTGTCTAGTAGAACCGTGGCAGATCGGTCAGTTCCGCGGGACTCCCAGGCCTCCAGCTCAAGAGTGGACGGGTCCAGCCAGAAGTCGTGGCCCAGGTCGACCATGTCGTCGAGCACGGTGAGCAGGGTGGCGCCGACCTTGAGGGTGAGGTCGGCCTCGGTGGTCCAGGCGCCGCTGGTGGGCGTGGAGATGGTGAAGCCGTAGGTGAGGCGGTTCATGCGGTAGACGCCGCGGGCAGAGGCCTCCTCGGCAAGCGTGCGCAGGATCATCGCGGGGCGCCAGTAAGGCTCCGTCGAGGACACCTGCCACGAGGTGTTGGTGCGCACGACGACGGTGTCGGTTTCCTTGCCGTCGGAGTTGACCTCGATGCCGGTGAGAATGAAGCCGGCCGTGTTATCAACCTTGAGCCGCAGGTCGACCTTGCCGTTGCTGGTCACGTTGACGATGGTGCCGTCAGAGTTGGTCGTGGCGAGCTTGAAGTCGTCGTCGGTCTTGGCGCGCACGAAATAGGTGTCGCCCTTAGTGAGCCCGGCGGCGCCTGACTTGTCGGTGACCGTGACCTGGGTGCCGTTGGCGAGGCCGTGCCCGGAGCAGGAAACCTTGTCGTCGCTTGCGGTGACGGATAGGTCGTACCGCTGCCACGGCTTGTCATTCTTCACGCGGGCCGCGAGGGTGTGGGTGCCGATGCCGAGCCGGATCGTGAACCGGGCCATCTGTGTGAACGAGGCGGCCTCTTGGTCGAAGTCGCTGGAGGACATGATCTGCTGGCCGTCGAGGTAGACGTCCATGTGGTTGTCGCAGCTGGCGAAGAACTTCACGCGGGTTGGGTCGGTGAGGGTGAAGTCTCTGTAGAACCAATTCACCGTGCCGCGCTGCACGACGGTTTCGGGGTCGGTGCGCCAGATCCACTGAGCCGACGGGTCCTTCCAGCGGACCGGCAGATTCTTCCGCGAGGTGGTGTCGTTCTTCCACTGCACGCCGAGCGCCGCCTGATAGTTACCCGACGTGCGCCAGCCACCCGCCGACCCCGAGGCCCAATTGAAGGGACGGTCAGGGGCGAGGAAGTCCGCGAGCCCGCCCTGCGGGTAGAGGACCGCGTCCTCCAGCCATGCCAGCAGCCCGCGGCCCGAAGCGGTGAGGGTTTGCTGCCCGCTGGCGTTGGCGAGATCCCGGTCGCGCGTCTCCACAAACCACGCGAAGCGGACGTCGTCCCGGTACAGCACCCGCACGACGGCGTCCTTCACGAGCAGCGCAGCGTCAGCCGAGAACAGGGGAACCGTGACGGTGCCGTAGCCCGGTGAGTTGAACTCATCCACAAACTCGCTGGTTAGTGACTGCGACAAAGTCCCCTGATAGGTCTGGTTGAGGGCGTTGTAGACGTCGAGGCGCAGGTGGGTCACAGCCACGCCGCCTTGTACGCCATCGTCACGGTGCCGCCGCCAGTAACAACAAGAGTGTTGTTGCCAGGCTTGAGGGTGAGCCGGGCCAGGCCGGGGTAGGCAGAGTTGGTGACCCGCTGCGAACCCGCGCCGATGGAGTAGGTGAGGGTGATGTCCTGGGTGGGGGCGTCGCCGTTGACGTTGACGACGGTCGTGCCGGCCAGCGCCGTGCCGGGGGTGTAGGCCGACTCGTACCAGAAGCCGTCCATGAGCTGCACGTCGAAGGCGACGCGGGCGACCCGGTTGGACAGGGCGTCAGCCTGCTCAAGGCCGCCGAGGTAGCGGGCCGTCGCCGTATGCGTCGGGGTGCCCGCCGTGTCCAAAGTGCGAGACATGGTGAAGACGTCCCCGCCGTTGAGCACAAGGGAGCCGAGGCTCTTGAGGTTGGTCTGCATCGCGGGCCGAGTCGAGCCCGCCACAATGCCGCCGAACGTGACCACACGCGGACCCCACCACGGGGTCGCAGCGATAGCACCCGTGCGGCCCGGCACCGAATAGTCGTCCTGGCGCAGCGGCGGGATGCCGATGTTGCCGTCAATGACCTGGAGGTGCGTGAGGAACGTGGTCACGTCGGTCGCGCCGATCTTGTAGGACTCAGCCATTCACGCCTGCCAGGAAAGCCGCGCGACGCAGCGCACGGGGGAGGGATGTCTCGGCACGCTCACCAGGGGCCGACTGCACGTTGATTGTGCCGATTTGGAGCCCGCCACCGCGGCCTGCGCCCGTCGGTGTCATGCCAGCCAGAGGGTTGATGCCACGGTTGAGCTGAGAGAACAGGTCGGTCCCGAACTGCTTGACTGCCTGCCTACGGATAACGAACTCCCCAGGCGTGAGCATGGCCGGAATAGTGTCCATGCCCTTTGCGGAGCCGCCCATAGCGAAGTGCGTTGGCACCTGACCGCCAACAGCCGTGCCGTACCACTCCTCAGCGGATACTCCAGGCGGTCGACCTCCAACCGTGGTCGTCGTGACCGTGACGTCAATCGTCTTTGACTTCAGGCGGTCAAGTTTCCTTTGCAGCGCATCAACGTCAACGCCCGACTCTCGAAGGTCGTCAATGAGACCTTGGAAGGGCCCAAGGAGCGCGGCCTGGGTGGCCGGGTCCATCTTGGTGTTGCCCAGCTGCGTCTCAAGGTTGTTGAGGGCATCTCGCGCCACACCAACCTGCTGAGACTGGCTCGTCATGCCTTCGGCAACGTTGCCGGCCTCCTTGGCCATAGCGACGTGCGCGTCGACGACTTCGCGCCCCTTCTTGTTGTAGATGGATGCCTGGCGCCCGTTCTCCTCAATCGTCTTTCGCAGTCCGTCCATTGCGGCCTCATAGGCCATGACCGCACCAGTGCGGGAGACCGCCCCTGCGAGCTTGTCGAATTCCTCAGCCGCCCGCTGGGCCGCGTCGGCCTCCTCCTCAAGCTGAGTGATCATTTCCTCGGTTGGGGACAGGCTGTCCTTCTTTGCCCCAGTGGCCTTAAGAACGCTCTCCCAGTAGGCGCCGGTCGCCTGCTCGGCCGCTTCCGTCTCGTTGGTGATGCCGAGCATTTGCGCCTTGAAGGCGTCCATTGGGTCTTCGCCCTGACCAAAGACACGGTACGCGGTCAGGATCGCGTCGGTCGTGGGCCCCATGAGATCGGTCAGTCCCTTGATCACCGGAAGCACAAGGCCGGTGTTCTTCTCAAGGTCTGCCATGAATTTGACGAGGGTGCCGATGGACTCACCGAGCGAGTACGCAACCGGCTCAAGGCGCTCCAACGAGTCCATGAGGCCATTGGTGCCGTCATTGGTGTCGCCGAGGGCATCAAGGAATCCGGTGCCGAAGGACTCCTGCACCTCGCTGAAAGCGACGCTCAATCGCTGCAATTGGCCTTGGAAGGTTGAGGCCGCTACTGCGGCCTGGCCACCAAAGGCATCTGCGAGTTCCGCGGTGATGGCATTGAGGTCGCCAGACTTGACGGCCGCGTCTGACAAAGGAACGCCGAGCCGACGAAGCGCCGTGGTCTGCCCTCCAGCGGCCTTCGCCAGCGCAAGGCTGACGGATTCAAGGCTGCGCCCGCTTCCTGCGCTGATGTCCAGCGCCAAGGACAGGAGGTCTTGGGCCTCCGAGGCGTCGCGTGTCGCGGTGACGAGCTGCTGGAATGCTGGCCGCAGTTGGTCGTCAGCTACGCCCGTGGCTCGTTGAAGGTCGTCGATGAACGTGTTGACCTGGGTTTCGGCAAAGCCCTGCCCAACGTTTTCTAGGGCGGTGCTGAGTTTTGCCAGCGCCGCTTCTTCCTCAGCTGCCGCGCGCACACCGTCGACTGCGAACTTGACGGCGAGGGCTCCGGCCGCGGCAGCGGCCATTGCGAACGCGGGCCCAACGTTGGCGCGCAATGTGTTGCCGAGTTTTGCCATCGGGCCGGCAGTCTTGGCGGCCTGGCCCTTGAGGCGGTCAAGGTCGCGCTGGGCGCGCTTGAGGTCGCGGTCGTTGTAGTCGGTGCCGACAACGATCTGGATGCCCTTGCCTGACCCGCCAATAGCCATTAGGGCATCCTCCGGTTGACTGCTTCGACGGCCTTGTCGCAGGCGGCCTGCACCTGACGAATAGCCTCGGGGTACTTCTCAACGATTGCTTTACCGGCAAGCCGGCCGCTACGGGGCCGGCCGCCGCTAGTGACCAGGCGGCCGTAGCGGCTCAAGTTGCGAATGAACTGGCCGCCGTCGGGATGGGTTGAAACGCCACCTGGGTTGACTTTGCCGGCCGACTCGTAAATGGCAGCGGTCGCTCCCGTCATGGTCACAATGACGGACGTGCCACGCCGAGCCGAGCCTGCGCTAATGCCTGACCAAGCAGGCCAGCCAGCCCCGCCTCGAGTGCGACCTCGAGCAGCGCCCGATGTCCGCCAGCCACTCATCGGCGGTTCGCTCGGTGCATTGGATTTGATGTAGGCGGCAATGGACTTGCCGACCTGGGAAATCTCACGTCCGACCTGCTTAGCGGTTTCTGGCTCCATAGTCCGCAAGGCCTTGATCGCCTGGTCTGCTCCGACGATTCGCACGCTCGCGTCCACGTCAGCTCCTTCGGCTTTCGTTGGCTCTCCACGACAGGTACTTCGACATGGTGAAGATCATGCGATCGGACTCGGCTGCGACAACGGACGGCGCAAGCCCAAACTCGTAGGCCAAGTGGACGATCAGCCAGTGGGCGTTGTCGTCCCCTCCAAAGGGACGATCTTCCCCTGACCAAACTCAACGTTCTCAACCTTGTCGAGCCAAGTGTTGAAGTCGTCGGCCGTGCGGGCCGTGCGGTGGAGTGAGTGCCACGCCAGCCAGCAGGCGTCAGTGAGGCGGAAGTCGTCTGCGAGGCGAGCGATGGAGCGGTCGTGCTGCTGCTCGAAGGCGACTTGGTCGGCGACGGAGGCCGTGGCCTCCGCCGCCGTGCCGTCGGCGTAGGTGATGGTGAAGTTGATGCGCAAGGGATTCTCCTAGGCCTAGAACGTGCCAGCGGTAGAGCGGCTGATTTCGCCGACGGCGGGCCACGTCACATCAAATGTGGTGAGGTCGCCGACCTGGCCGTTGACGGGCGTCTGCTGGGAGCAGAGAACCGGGATGGTGTAAAGGGGTGCGGTGGACGTCGCGGTGCCCTGTGTGGGCGAGGTGCCCGCGAGGATGACCACGTTGGCCGTGCCTCCGAAGACGCCAGCGAGGGTGGCGCTGACGCTGGAGGCGTCGTAGTCCTGGTGCAGGCTGATGGTGACCGAGGCGTCCTTGAGGCCGGCGATGCGGCTGCGTGCAGACTGGCCGAACGCCGTGGTCTCGATCTCGTCAACAGTCTCGGTGACCTCGACGCTGGCGATGTTCGTCGTGAGCTCGGTCGTGCCGACCTTCACGCGAAGGTTCTTCCCTACAAACTTAGCCACGGGGTGGCCTCCTTCTTCTCTGTGTTAGCCGGCAGCAATGACGCTGACGTTGAATTCCGCCGTGTGATACGTGACGTCACCAATGGCAAGTGAGCCCTGGTTAGTCATTTCTGTGACTCGGCAATCCAAGGCCTTGCCCCCGAGGGAGCGGTCGGCTTCGATTGCCGCCTTGACTGAACGGCTGCCGCTTGATTCGCAGTAGCCGTCCAGCGTGGTCTGTGATGCCCGGTCGGCGACGCGGCCAACGATGAGCATGATGGTGAACTGGTATTCGTCCGACCCGCGCCCGAAGGCCTGGTCGTAAGTGATGCGCCCCGGCATCACGATCGCGACCGGGGGCTGCGGATTGTCAGGAATGTAGGCCGAGGACCGCAGGCCGGTGATGGTGGTGAGCCTGTTGGCGAGCCCGGTGCGCAGGTCGGTGAGCGCTGTCATGCGACACCGTTGACGCGGCGGTAGCCCTCGACGAGTTGCACGACGTCGGGGTCAAGGCCGCGGCTGACGCGCATGGCACCAAGTTCGCCGAACGTGATGCCGAGTGGGGACTGGAGGCGGGTGAAGATCCTTGACGACTGGAGGATCGTGGCCTGGGTGACCGTGACCGGGATATTGGGCCAGCCGAAGACAGCCCGAACCTTGATCGAATTCTCTGGCCCCGTGGGGAACGAATAGTCGCCAATGGCCCGGATGCGGGTAAACGGCCACACGATACCGCCGAGATAATCGTTGATCGGCTCCGGCTGGGCGTCGCCCTGACCGCCCGCGGTGCCGATCGTCCAGGTCGTGTCGTACACGCCATCAAGGCCCGTGGACGTTTCGACCTGGGCGATGGAGCGGGCGTCGTCGATCTGCACGACGTAGGGGTTCTCGGTGTTGTAGTAGCGGGTGACGGTGCCGGCGTTGATGAAGTTGCGCCCGCAGTAGGCGTCGATGAGGCGCGAGGCAGACTCGACGGCCATTTCGAGGAGGGCGTCGTCGGTGGCGTCGCCGGCGGGGATGCGCAGCGCGCTCTTGATCTGGCTCAGACTTGCGTAGCCGTTAGCAATCGCCACGGTCAGCCTCCGATTTCGTAATGCTTCCGCATCCAGTCGACAGTCAGGGGAAGTCCCTGAGCGAGCCTCGTGCGCGGGTTGTGGTGCAGCAGTGCCTTGGCCTTGGAGATGTCAGGCTTCTTGCTGGTGACGTTGTGCTTGTCCAGCGGCAGCCGGTTCACTAAGGACGGGTGCGCCTCAGTGATGTCAAGCAGCATGTTTGCCATGTCCTCGACGCTGACGTACTCGTCCCCGCCCACGTTCACGGTTTCACCTGGCGTGAAATGGCTGGTGGCGTTGGCGAGGGTGCTGATGAAGTCGCCCTGGTACATGAAGACCCGGTGATAATTCTCATAAACGGTGATGGGCTTCCCGGTCAGCAGCCGATAGGCGAACAGGCAGACGACCGAGCGGTAATCGTGGTAACGCTCGCCGGGGCCGTAGGCGTTGAAGAACCGCAGCGTCATGGTCTTGGTGCCGTAGCGGTCCGCAAAGTTCCGAATCTGCTCCTCGTTCACGCGCTTGCTGATGGCGTAGTCGTTGGTCAGGCGCGGCTGCGGATTGTCGAGGAGGTAGCGCTCGTCGATGGCTTCGGCGTCGGCCTCACCATAGACCTCGGAGGAGGAGGCGAAGACGTGGCGGAAGCCGCGCTCACGCTGAAGTTCGAGCACGTTGCGGGTGCCGATGGCGTTGGTGCGCCACACCTGCTCGTAGTGCTCCTCGCCGTTGATGCGCCCGAACTCGGCGGCCAGGTGGTAGACGAGGTCGAAGTCGCCGACGCGGTCGAAGGCGGCGCGCAGCTGCCGGTAGTCGGCGACGTCGGCGCGGATGGTCTGGGGCTGGCCGGTGTGCTGGAGTTCGATGCCCCAGACGTCGTGGCCGCGCTCGCGCAGCTCGGCGACTAGGGGGGCGCCCAACGTGCCGGCGGAGCCGGTGACAACGATCTTCATGCTGTTTCCTCCACAATTCTCCAGAA